GGACGGGGACTACGAATGGTTGGCCCCGGGGACCGCCAGCGCTACTGCTTCCGTTGGTCAGGCGCGGGCCGTACAGGCCGTCACAGTGGGCGCGGATTCCAGCCGCACAACATGGCGCGCCCGACTCTCACGGTTAAACGTGAATCCTAACATGTCAGATTTAGAACGTTTGAAACAGTACATACAGATGATGTCCGCACCCGCAATTGTAGAAAATTAAAATGGTCACAAACATCAAAAAACGGGATCGTAGCAAGTACATGCGCACATGGCGTAGGTTACGCGCAGTTGTCGCTTACTTGGAGCGCGCAACATGAGTCGCATAGAGTTGACGCCAGTGAAAGCGGAATACATCGATGAAGTTATAATCCCCGGCATTTATTCTAAGCAAGCGTTAAACTGTGACCTAGTCTACGGAGGACCCCATGAAGCCGCAGCGCTCGCGCTCCGCCATGTCATCGTCGCCGCGCCCGGCAACGAACTTGTGTGCGGAGACTTCAAAAACATTGAGTCCGTCATCACTGCGTGGTGCGCTGGCGAAGGGGCCGAGCTTGCCGCCTTCTCCGCAGCCTTCGACGACCCGAAAAACAAAGAGAAGGACCCGTACCTCATCCAGTGGAGCAAAATGTTTCACATCGCCATTGCTCAGCTCGGCGAGACTGAACGGCAAGGCGGCAAGGTGGTTAAGCTCGCCTTCGGCTTCGCGGCCGGAGTCGGCGCGCTGGTCACTATGGCCGCTGGATATCAACTCGATCTGGAACCTCTTGCGCAACTCGTCCTACCTCACGCTACCGCCGAACAGAAAGCCAAGGCCTACAAAGCGTGGCGTCGCGCGTTCCTCCTCGCGGAAGACTACGATCTAGAGCCGAAGGTCTATCAGGCATGCGATGTGCTGAAGCAAGTCTACCGGGCCACCAACACGCACATCTACCAGATGTCGAAGGACGTAGGGGCCGCGGTGAAGGAGTCGGTGCGCGAGCCCAACAAGCGCGTCTACAATGTCGCGCGTTGCAAGATCTGGAGTACCGGCAATTTCCTGATCATCGAGCTACCGAGCGGTCGCCGGTTGCTGTACGCGTCGCCGAGGCTGGAACGTGAGGAGATCAAGGACCCGGACGGCGGGAAGCCGTGGATAAGCGAGCACATCACCTACTCAACCGCACGAGGTAAGCAATGGCGTCGCGAGCGGGCATGGTCTGGGTTGTTTGTCGAGAATGTGGTCCAAGCCGTGGCGAACGATGTGTTGCGTGCGGCCATGCTACGAGTGCACGAGGACACCCTGACTGTCCCTGCAATTTCGGCGCACCTGAACGGGCTGCCATGTGGGGAGCGCACAGCGATCAGTCTCCACGTGCACGACGAGATCGTGGTTGACGTGCCGAAGGGCTCGTACCCGAAAGAGCGTATGCGCGCAGCGCTGACGCAGCTCGAGCCGTGGATGGAAGGACTGCCGATGGCGGCGGACATGTGGGTTAATGTGAGGTACGGAAAGAGGTGAAATATGACTAAAGAAACGAAATTGACTGATGATCAGATCAAGGAGCGGCTGGAACAGATCGCCGATGACATTAGAGCTGGGCGACTTGTCAAGGTCAATAACCCGGACGGCAGCGCCACGTTATACGATGGTCCATATGCGGAGAAGAGGAAGTTATCATGAGCGACGAGAGAAAGCACACAGAGAAGACAGTGTTCAAGGCCCAGCTGACGACCGAGAACGTCCAGCCGCGCACGCTGACGATCAAGCCGCTGGCGTTCAAGCAGGGTGATGTCGAAGCGACGTTCCATGGAGTGTACGGCGGTGATAAAGCCGACGTCTGGGTAGCGACGTTCTTCGACAGCGATGAGGCTCAGGCATGGGTACAGGCGAGCACCGTGTTCGGCCGACCGGTGCTGGGCGCGAGTGTTCCGACATCGGAGCCGGACAAGGCTGTAGAGTTGAGCTGAATTCTAATGTCTGCGTATCATAACAGCAGGTACAAAAATGACCCGGAATATCGGGCACGGGCGCTTGCTCGGAGTAAAAGCTGGCAGGCAGCTCATAAAGATGATCCTGATTGTAAGATGCGGTCACAGCAACGTAGTAGAGCCTATTACGCTCTCGTCAAGGATAAGCCTGAACACAAAGCCCGGGTAAAGATTTTGAATGCTAAACACAACGCGATTGCAAAAGCGCGAAGATCTAAGACCCCGCTAGAAAGCAAAATAGAGGCGGCCCTATGCGATGCCGTACGTATGCGCGGGGGTATGGCCCTTAAATTTATGGATCCCTCCAGACGCGGGGCGCCTGATAGATTAGTGTTACTTCCCGGGCATCCAACACATTTTGTAGAACTTAAAAGACCAAATGGGGAGGGTAAACTTGAGCCTTGGCAGGAGAGATACCACGCGGACATTCGACGTTCCGGGCAACGCGTATGGGTATTGTATAGCTTTGATGACGTGGACGCGTTTATGGCTGAGATGGATATGACATGAAGTACGAGCCCCGCGAGTACCAGAAGTTGGCAGTGAAGTTCCTGCTGAAAAATCCACGTAGCATGCTGGTTGCGGATCCGGGGCTTGGAAAGACTTCGATCGTGTTGTCAGCGCTGAGCCTGTTGAAGATGGGAGGTTCGGCGTTTTTCCCGGCGCTTATAATTGCCCCGCTGCGAGTAGCTCAAGTTGTCTGGGACGGGGAGCGGGATAAATGGGACCAGTTCAAGGATCTTAGCATCATCAAGATTCTAGGTGTTCGGGACGAACGTCTAGCCGCGCTGCGTCAGCCGAAGGCTGATGTATACGTAGTGAATTATGAAAACGTCCGTTGGCTCCTTGAACAATTTACACCGGAGAAGTTTCCCTTCAAGATTGTTGTAGCTGACGAGTGCTCGCGACTCAAGGGTTTCCGATTAAACAAAGGAACAAAACGCGCGCAGGCGTTGTCAAAGATCGCGCGCTTCACCGGACGGTGGTGGGCACTCACTGGGACCCCATGTCCGCTAGGTTTGCAGGATCTGTGGGGTCAACTTTGGTTCGTGGATTGGGGTGAACGGCTCGGCAGAACGTTCGGTGCGTTTATGGCGCGCTATTTTATAGAAAATCAGTACACACGCAAGCTGACACTTCAGCACGGAGCGGAGGCCGAGATTCACCGACTGATCACCGATAAAATGCTGGTGTTGCGCGCAGAGGACTGGCTCGATGTGCTGAAGCCCCAACATATCCCGGTGGAGGTAGACTTACCGGCCGAGGCGCGCGCGCAGTACCGAAAGATGGAAAAAGAATTCTTTCTTCAGCTTGGGTCCACCGATATCGAGGCCGGCACAGCCGCCGTCAAGTCATCGAAACTGCTACAAATGGCGTCCGGATCCATCTACGACGAAGACACGATGCCGCACCCGGTCCACGACGCTAAGATCGAGGCCCTTGAGGATGTGGTGGAGCAATCCGGCGGAGAGCCGTTGCTGGTGTCGTACTGGTGGCGGTTCGACGTGCCACGAATCCTGAAAGCGTTTCCGAAAGCTAAGGTCTACGAAGGGAAGCAGGACGAGGACGACTTTAACGCGGGCAAGATACTGATGCTGCTATTGCACGGGCAGTCGGCGTTTGGCTTGAGTCTGCACAAAAGTTGCCGCGACGTGGTGTTCTACAGCACGTACTGGAACGCGGAATTGTTTCAGCAAATGATCGAGCGCGTCGGGCCCGCTCGCCAAGCGCAGCTGGGGCTGAAGCGTGTCGTGCGCGTGTGGACTATTAAAACGCGGGACACGATTGAGTCAGATGTGGTGGAGAGCAATCAAGGCAAAATTTCAGTAGAGCAAGCACTCAAACGAGCACGAGCGAGGATTAAATGACGCAGACACGCAGACATCTTTTGATACCGGATACCCAAGTTCGGCGCGGAGTACCGCTCGATCATTTGCGCGCCGCTGCGCAGGCGATCGTCGAGTACCGGCCGGACGTGGTTGTCCATATCGGCGATCACTGGGACATGCCCAGCTGCTCACGGCACAGCGAGCCCGGGAGCATGGAGATGGAGGGCGCGCGCATCCGCGAGGACATCAACGCCGGGAACGAGGCATGGGAGATGCTGTTCGCGCCGATGTGGAAAGAGATCAACCGGCTCAAGGCTGGGCATCGCAAACACTGGAACCCGCGGCTCGTCTATACGCGCGGCAATCACGAGGACCGGCTCGACCGGCTGGTCGGCGCGACCCCGCAGCTCGAGGGAGTGGTGTCGACGGAAATGATGTTGACGCCCGGGTTCGAGCGTCACCCGTTCCTCGAGATCGTCGACATCGACGGGATCCTGTACAGCCACTACTTCGCGAACACTCACAGCGGGCGACCGATCGGCGGATCGATCGACAACCGGCTCAACAAGATCGGGCGATCGTTCGTGCAAGGCCACGAACAGGGCTTTCTCTACGGGGTTCGCCAGTTCCAAGGGACACTGGTCAGGCACGGCATCGTCGCCGGCAGCTTCTACATGCACGACGAGAAGTACCGCGGCCTGCAGTGTAACAGCGAATGGAAAGGCATCGTGGTGCTGAACGAGGTGCAGGACGGCGGCTACGATATCATGCCCTTGTCGATGGGCTACTTACTGAAGAAGTACATCTGATGCCATATATCACACCCAAAGCGCGCGCGCGGCTGATGATCCACTTGGCCTCCTCGGTCGACGCGATCCGCGGCGCGTCCCCGCGAATTCCGGCGCCTTGCCTCACAAGCCGGCTGGAGCTGCGTCCGTTTTGTGA